CCAGAATCAGTTTACGTTCACGCTGGAAAGTCCTACGCGGAGATGCTCTCCTGGACTTACAACTATGCCAGCAACGTTGAAGGCTACTGGGAGAGTGATCTAACTCTGCAGGACATGTCAATGACCGGAGCCTACGTCACATTACTAGAGTGCATGCTGAGGCATTTCGAGATACCAGAGGACCTAGTAGAGGGATACAGCAAGTACAAAAAGACGCTAATCCTCAACAAAGTTCTAACGGGTATAATGACGTTCTCAGGAGAGATACTTACTTGGATCAAAAACACATTCGGAAATATGGCCAGGGTCAGTCTGAAGTACGACTTACGCCCAGGCGAACCGTCTAAATGGTCCGGCGATGATAGTCTCGTTTATCGGGACTTAGCTATCAAACCTGAGTACAAAATCTGGCAATCGGTTGATCGGGCTATCGAAAAAGTTGGCTTCTATTCTGAAAGAGGCTCATTCTGCTCTTTCATTGAATGCAAAGGGAAGGTTTTCAAGAATCCAGATCTCATGCTCAGAAAGTTGTTGGCAGCTACGGAGAGAGGAAAAATTGATGATGTCATCAATGGTATCTTCATAGACTGGTTGACCATATACAACTTGCAAGATAGGATATTCGATTGCCTGACGGGCCCCGGAGAATTGGAGGCGCACAACATATTGTCTAACGTGGTATTCAATGCCCGTCGCAAGTTGGGTGCCAATGTGCGCTTGAATTGGGCCAAAGCTAAGCCATTGGATATGGAGAAGCCTCCAGAGTTCTCAGGCTTGTTAGGCATGCTGTCAAGCGTGGCCAAAGATCTACTGGCCATGAACGAACCTTCGTATGTTGCTCCTGTTATTCACTATAACGATGATGAGTGATAGACGTAAACCGTCATAAGTTTGTACTACTTATTCACTCTCATCATGTCAGACGGGGCAACAACAACCAATCCAACTGCGCCTGCCGCTGGGGCAGCGCAAACCAACTTTGCACTTGGCGTTGTGTCGCAGGTATTGGGTCCTACAACCCAGAACACTGCTGGTATAGTTCACAAATATACTGGCCTGAAACATACCGCGGCATTTTCCAAGCAAGTTGGAGATTCTAAGAAGGCCGGGGCGTTTGGCGTCCT